GCCACTTCGGCAACATTCAACCCTGCAGGCCACAACGTAGAAACATCCTTATTGGCCGCGATACTGCGAATAATGCCTTTTTCGTCATAAGCGATCTTTATTGTGTCAGCCGAAAAACTCTGCTGACTGCTATACCATTCCACGCCATCTTCGGAAAAAAGAAATAACGCATTATGCTGATTACTTAATTTAAGTTGTTCCGGTGTTTTTGGTGAGCCGACTTTAAAGCCTTTAATATTCATCATGATTTATCGACCTATAGTGATCCATTGTCCATTTTTATAAATCTGGATGTAACTCCAGAACAATTCTTCGGGAGAGTAGTCGCCATCCCAGTTATTGAATCCCGTCAATACGGTATTTTCGTGATAGGTATAGATGCCTGTAGCACCGTGCTGCGTTTCTGCACTGTACCTGACGTTTTGAATAAAGTTTTGGTTAACCCAATCGACAGTTGCACGCGCCCCAACCTCACGGTTAAAGGTTCCCCAATCAACGCGGCTATTAACCTGTTCAATAACCGCATCCCATAACCATTTATTACCCCAACGGCTGCCCAGAATATTGCCATCGCCGGCATGAGTTGCCGCACCTACATTGAAGGTACCTTGAATCGTTACGTCATGGCCCAACGTCATTGCGCCCGTTTTCACATTGACGGCCATCGGGCGTAGGTTGTTAAACGTGCCGTACTGGTTTTTTGCATTGGTCAACATTAAATACAGGCTGCTGCCGTCGTTACGCCAGAACGTCCCGTGATCGCCGCCGACAATGCGATAGTTATCGATGGATGTTGATTGAATTTCCGCGCTGGTTTTGACTATGCCAGTCAATTGCCCGCCAGCTTTCGCCAAGTAGCGCCCGTCAGCCTCGGTTTTATTCCATGCGTTGACATCACCGGCCAACAAATTGATATCACCACTCAGCGGCTTGCCGTTGATTTTGAGTGAACGTACCGCATATTTTTTCATTGCTTCAGCGTCAGTCAGCGCACCGGTTTCCTGCGCAGTGGGCGGCTTGGCTGTCGTATAAATACGGGGATTTGCAGCCTGATTGGCCTCGGTTCCCCAATGCAATTCATTATCCAGAGCAACGCCAAGACGCATTAATGGCATAGCGCCAATCTGAAAACCTAGCGATAAATTACTCTGTGCAGTAGGTCTGCTCATCACAAATGGGGTATGCGCACTGCTCTCGATCCGCAGGAATTCTCCCTCAGTGGAAGCACTATCGGATTTTATCGCCAGCTTCTTCACCGTGCCGCCTGTCAGCATCAGATAACGCCCGTCGGCCTCCGTTTTATTCCACGCATTTACATCACTTGCCAACAGGTTAACGTCACCGCTTAACGGCTTGCCGTTAATCTTGAGGGCGCGTAAAGCATACTTTGCATCAGCCTCTTTTGCGGTGTAGCTGTTGCCGGAGTGCAAGAATTCAAACCAGCCGTCGATCCCTTTCCCAGCCTCTTTGGTGCGGAATGACATCCGCCCCTGACGCCAGCCAATCTGCAACCCGAAATACTCGCCCCCGGCGCTGGCCTGCCACGTCTGATTGATAATCCCGACGGAACTCCCCGCCTGAGCAAACGGCGGTTTATCCGGGTCGTTGACTTCTGCCCATGTAAATCCGGTAAACGCCCCTTGCCCCCAGATATCCGCCAGCGCGTGACGCCGTGCGGGCGGCGTCAGCCCCAGCCCGAAAGCCTGATCGGCCGTCAACACTTGCCCTGCGGCTTCACCGATATCACGTTGGGCGGCAGATTTTAACGCCAGCGCTTGGCGCGCCTTGGCTTTGTCCGGCAGATCTGAAAGGTTGTTAACGCGTTGAGCATAGCGGCCGTCAGCTTCTGCTTTACTCCATGCACCAACATCGGCCGCCGTGGGCTTGTAATCCGTGGTGTAAATCCGCGACCACTTCACCCCGTTTTCAGGTCGGTTAGACGCACCAATAAAGGCTGCGCCTAAGCCCGATACACTGACATATCCCGTTGACGGCGCGGCATCGCACGGCAGGCTAAGCACCCCGGCGGCGATATTGCCACTGATCGGCGGTTTGTTTTCGGAAGCCATATTCACGCGGTAAATTTGCGCAGTGTTGCAATAGGCGTTATCAAACGCTCGCGCACCGCCACCCAGCCCAAACGCACCGACGGCCATCAATTGCCCACCTTCAACACCGACGTTTTTTGTCGCGGCGCTGCCCAGTGCGAGATTGCCGCGTGCAGCGGCCTTATCGGTCAAATCGGAAAGATTAGCGCCCTTTTTGGCGCTGGCATCACTGACCGCTTTCAGCGCCTTTGGCGTGGCAGCCTTAGTTTCGTCGGTGCTGGTTGTGGCGCTGCTCAGTTGTACCAAGCCTTTCGCCGTGGTGCTGGCGTCCGGGTGATTGCGCGTTTTCTCATGGGCGCTAATAGCATCGGCAACAAAATCTTTGGTGGCCAATACCGTATCGCCCCCGGCGATCACCTGAATCGCCTCAGTGCTGCTGACAATCAGGATCATGCGCAGCGTCTGCGTACGCCCACTGCCTTCCGCCAGTTTTGGCTTGTAGCTCTCCGCCATATTGGCGACGGCGATCAGCGTTCCGGCTTCGTCATACAGGCCCATTTCCCGCAGCCAGAACCCGCCGACGTCGGCCGGGATAATCAGCTCCGCCACAATGTTGTTTTTCACAGCGCCGATTGTCAGCCCATTGAGCGCGGCGCGGTATTTCTCATTGACCAGCTTGGTCTGTGCAGGATTCGGTGTCGGCAATGTACCGTTGCCGTCACCGACAGCCATACGGGTGATTTTCAACTGGGTACCGCCAGCGGTGGCGGCGGCAATCTTGGCCACCCCGGCGGTGGTAATAATGGCTTTGTATTTGCTCATGTTTTTCTCTTTATCCGGGGTAAACGGTAATGACATCGCCATCCACAACGGCCGCGCCGGTGTAAATCCGACCGGGGATGTCCTGCAAGATGTTGAGGCCGATCAGGTGTCGGCTTAGCGGTTTGGCGTCGGCGATCAGGCGTTCCATTTCCCGATACATCTCCTCGGTGATACCGGTTTCTAGCACGCCAATATCAAGCCTGAAGGTGCCGGGCGGATCGTCACCGTGGAACCATTCGATAACGTTAATCAGGTAGCCGAGCGGCTCCACCACGCGGCGCACGGCCCCAATGGTGCCTTTATGCCGGTGAATGTAGAACGCGGCGGACACCACGCCCCGCTTGATGTCCTCCGGCCAAACCTCATCCCACCTGTCGACGGAAAACGCCCACGCCAGATAGGGCAACAGCGGCAAAGGACAGGTTTTTGGGTTCCATAGGTCACGCAACGCAACCGGCACATGCTCCAGCTCCGTGCACGCAGCGGCAGCGGCCACTTCCAGCGGCGATGAACCGACCGGTAACAAGCGGTTATTCATCGTCATCGGCGCGCCCTGGTGTAATGGTGTAACCGGTGCAATAACCGGCCTGCGTCTTATCAAGCACGATATCAACGGCCGGTTTAGTGATCTGCACGTCTTCCACCCCTTCGACTTTCAGCGCGGCGTTGATGCCGGAGCGGCGGATATTTCGACCCAGCCGCCGCATGTTTTGCACATAGGCACGTAGCCGTTTATCGGCCGTGTCGAGGATGGGCGCAACCTCCGGGCCGGGGTACAGAGACAAAACGGCCTCGATGGCGTAACGGGTAATTCTTGCAGACTGCACGGTAAGCCGATCACCAACCGGGCGCACATCTTCATCATTCAGCGCCACGCTGACAGCTTGCAACAGCTCAGGGCTGGCAGCGCCGTCGCCGTCACGCGATAACACCGTGACGGTCACGCTGGCCGGGGTTGGGCTGATCGCCGTCACATCGGCCACGCGGCCATCTGCCGAGCGGGCGTGAAAACGGTATGAACCGGCCGATCCCGCCGTGCTCATCCCTTCAAAAGCATCTTGCAGGCGCAGACGGTAATCCTCATCTGACTCCATGACCGCCGGTGTCGGCGGGATAGTGGTTTCATCCGCCGGAGTGATCACCAGTCGCGGGGTATTGAAATTCGCGCCGATCTGGTCAAGGTCGCTACCGGTGGCATAAGCCAGCATCAGCGCTTTAGCGGCATCGTTGACGCGTTGACGCAAAATCACCTCACGGTAGGCGTTTTCCTGCAGCAGCTTCACGATCGGCTCAGACTCCAGCGCCAGTGTGCGACTGAGGGCTTCCCGCTGTTCCTCCGGGTAGAGCGAAATCAACGTGGCCTTACGCTCAGCCAAAATGTCTTCATAATCCACTGTCTCCACGATGAGCGGTGCGGGCAGTTGGGACAGGTCAATGGTTGCCATGGTTTCAGCTCACAGGAACAGACAGCGACAGCGCGCCGGGGGCATCGGTGCGGGTGCCGGTGATGTCGATCACCATCTTGCCGTCGTAGGTGGTATTAAAGGTGATGCCAGTCAGTTTTACACGTGGCTCCCATGCCAGAATCGCGCTGTAACAGGCGGCCATGATTTGCAGGCGCAGCGTGTCATTCTGCGGCTGGTCAAGCAGCGCTGACAGCAGCGAGCCATAGGCCCGGCGCATAGGGCGTGAACCCTGCGGCGTGATCAGGATGTCTGCCACGGACTGGCGAAGATGCTCGATGTCCGTCAGTGCGCGGCCGGTATCGCGGTTCATGCCAAGGTATTTCGCGTTGTTCATGCCGGTTTATCCGTGTTACCGCCGCCGTTCTGGACGCCGCCGTGCGTATGTTTATCAACAACAATGCCGTTGGATGTGAACGATCCACCGCTGTGCTCAATGCTGCCGGTCATCTTCCCGCCCTTCAGCACTTCCAGCGTGCCGGTAGTGAGCTTGTTCGTGCAAACCACCTCCGGCGCATCAAGGGTGATTTTGTCAGCCTTGACCATCACCACTTTGGTGCTGACGGTGATCGACTCGGACGCCTGTACGTTGGCAGTTTTTATGCCGGTAACACTCAGCGCGCCGGTTGCCGGTTCGTACTCAATTACGGCATCGTCCGGGAAGGTGATATGTATCGCATCCGCCGAGGCCGATGGGGCCGGGAAGTCATCGGAAAAAACACCCGGCAGCACAAAGGCGGTATCCAGCTCGCCGCCCAGCGCCAGCACTAACACTTGCTCACCTTCAGACGGTGCCCACCACACGCGGGTACGCCCGGCACGGCAGGTTAGCCAATTCAGCCAGTCGGTAAGGTTGCCTGCGGTATCGACACGGCAAAGACCGCTCTCGAGGTCGACGGCGTTCACGGTGCCAATGCGGATCAGGTTGCGCAGCAAGCGCAGGATGTCGGATTGATTTTTCATGCTGAAAGAATGCCGTTCGCCGTGGGCGACGGCAATGCTGCGGGGTTGGAAGATCGAACAAACAACGTATATTATATGTGAGCTCTTTTTGATTAATGACCCTATTCGAGAGTAAGTTCAGAGATAATTCCCAAGGGCAGTAAACCAATTAGTCAGCTTTGGATATTCCCAATTTTTCAGTCGTTGAAGGCATATCGTGAAAAATTCATAGCAACAATAATTTTACGGGCATAAGGATTAAAAATGATAGATTTTAGAACTGAGGGAAAAAAAATAATATTAGAGTACACTCCTGAAATGGCCAGAACCAAGGACGTTTATGACTTACTAGAAAAACACGATACTTTTACTATTGCCAAAACATTTTATCTTTCGGAAAGAGAACTAACATCAAAATTCGACGATGACGATTACGGAGACGTGATTGAGTTTGTCGTGGCAGAAGAAATAGGGAATTACTATAAATTTCGTGGTGAAATTCTTGGGTTGGATAAAGACGTATTTATACACAAAGAAGTAAATTTGTCTCGAAAGGTTTTTGTTGCAGAAAGAAGAATATCAGTTTTCAAAAAGTTAGGTAAAGTAACCGACACAGACATCTACATTGGTGGAGAAGAAACAGGAAGTATACCCTATGTAGAGTTCAAAAAATTAATCAGCAAATTTCCAAACACTAATGAACTAGATAAGTATGCTCTAGCAAGAGTAGAGTCAATTATTTCCTCATACATAGAATCAAATGGCCAACATGAAAAAAATTACCATGAGTATCTTAACAAAAAAATTGATTTGTCTGACAATAGCATTAGCAACCAACTTGCCAACTATGAGGAATTCAAATATCAGAAGATTTTAGAAAAACTAAAAAAAATGCTAAAAAATGAAGACAAATACACTGAAAAACAATGGCAATCTGAGATTTTGGATATCATCCTTTTGTTGTACCCAAAATATTTATATGTTTTCAATGAAGCTAAAGTAAAAGATTTTTACAGCAAAAAAAACAGGTTCATTGACTATCTCCTCATCGATTCCTCAGGGAATATAGATATTATTGAAATAAAAAAACCCTTTGATAAGTGCATAGTTACCGAGAGAGGGTATAGAGACAACTACATTCCATTAAGAGAGCTAAGTGGTACCGTAATGCAAATTGAGAAATACATCTTCCACCTAAGCAAGAGCGGCGACTCCGGCGAAAAAAAACTAACTCAGCAATTCAAGAATAAAATTCCTGACGACTTTGAAATAAAGATAACTAATCCCGGTGGTTTTATCATCATGGGAAGAAAATCGAACTTAAGAAAAGAACAACTACAGGACTTTGAAATAATAAAAAGAAAATATAAAAATCTGATTGATATTCTGACCTATGACGATTTAATCGAACGATTGGAGTTCATTGTAAATAAATGGTCAATTAAAAAACAACCTTCCACCATATAAAATCGCAAGCCAGTTGGCATACTTGCGCCGCTGGCTAACCATTATTAAAAACTCACACTATTCGCCAAATAACAAGCAAACAATCTCACTTTCAATATCCTTCATGATATTTGTAGAAAACGCCAGCAGCGGGCGCGCCTCATATTTCACAGCTTTGCTGTGCGGTGATGGTCGGTCACGTAGGCCGTAGTGATGCACATTAGCCATTCTCCGCACACGTCCGACAAACTCCACCACGGCCGCATCACTGCTGCCCTTGGCTTTCATATAGCGCGCAGTGCGTAGCTTTGAGAACATCGCCCGATCGCGCAGGCGTTTTTTGCTGCGCAGCGATGTCTTGCGCGGCGCATAGGGTGTACCGTCCGGTGCCTGCTGGCGCTTGATGTTCTGCTGTTGACTGGTGCGCAAGCGCCTTGACACGGCAACAGCCAGCGACTTGCGCGATTGTGGCGACAGCTTGGTAATCAGCCCGGCCAGCCGGGCGTCAAAGGGGCTAAGCTCGCTCATGCCATTCACTCACTAACTCGCCGTGAACATAGAGCTGCATCGGCCGCATGACGTTTTCCGGCAACGGGGGTTCAGGCAGGTGTTTAACGTGTAATGCGCCGCCGTCCTGCTCTTTGACGACAACCCGCTCGGTCAACTGCAGCGATACGCTGAAATCATAAGAGCCGTCGTTATTAAAATCCGTCTCGAAGGTGCAGCCGGTGCGGCGTTTTTCCTCGGTCGCCATGATGTCCGGCTGGTTCTCCCGCAGCCACATCTGAATCGGCACCATGATTAAATCCAAATCGCCGGTGTAGTCCAAAAAAAGCAGATTCAGCGTATAGCGGTATTCATGCGACAGCGAGGTGGCAAGCGTGGCGGCCACGCTGCCCCGCTCTACCCGCACCTGTAAATTTCCGGGGTTACGCTGTAGCCATTGCAGGCAGTTTGTCAGCTCAGCGCGGAGCTGTTGCGGCTTTAACATCGTGTTGCTCCTGACAGATTTTTATCGTGTCGACCTGCACCGCGCAGGCCGCTAACGCATCTTCAAGCTGGCGAATGTCGGCGCTCAGGTCTCCGTTAGTCGCCGGACGGCTGGCCGGTATCTGGCATGGATTCACCGTCGGACAGCCAACGTAGATAATCTGCGGCGCCGATGAAGCCGGGGCGCTGGTGCAGCCTTGCAACATCAGCAGGCAAAGCAGTGTTAAACCAATCGCGTAATGTTTGGTTTTCATTGAGTAATCTCTGTATTTTTTGCTCACGCGTCAGCGCCAGCCGGTGCGCGGTGTCGAGGTCAGCTCTCAGGTTTTTCTCTTCCTGCGCCAGTTGGCCGGCCGCTGTTTGCAACCTGCTGATCGCCGTGCGGGTGTCGGTCAGCGCCGCCGTTATCTTGCCGTTTTCCCGCTGCGCCTCGCCCAACTGATCACCCAGAGCGATAACCTGCCATTTAAGCCAACCGGCGACAGCCAGCGCCAACAACAGAAACAGCACGGCGACGCGGTTCATGGCGCGGCCCCTTTCAGGCAATAGGCCATCTCCGCCGCCCGACGACGCTCCAGCCCCTTGGATTTAACCCCGTTGACATACACCCAGCGCGGCAACTGCTGACAGGCGCTGCGCCACTCCTCCCGCTTGATGAAACCTGCCAGTGTGGAGTCACACGCCGCCGTTACGCCGACGTTAAAGGCAAAGGACACAGTCGCGTCATAAACCGGCGGCGGCATCGTGACAGGCATACAGCGGCCTATGGCACGCTCTACCCGATACACGTCGACCACCAGATTGACGGCGGCTTGGCGCTTGCTGATCACCGCGCCCGGCGATACATCGGCAGTGTGCCCGATGCCGCTGGTCCAGACTCCCGCTTGGCACTGGTAGGGCGACAACTGGCAGCCTTCAAAATCAGCCAGCAGACGCAATCCGCCCTCAGAGGTATGCAGCGCGCTGTATTGCGGCAGCAGCGCTGCCAATGCCAGCACGGCGGCCACCGTGCAGCGTTTAGCGATTGAGTTCATCGAATGCCCTCCGGCTGACGCCGAGCTTGTTCAGCAACTGGTAGCTTTTGCGGCGGTAGTACCAGTTAACGAGAAAGGTGCCGACGCCGACGGCGGCCCCGACCATAAAAGCGATGTCCTGCGGCGAATACTTGCCGATCCACGCAAGGAACACCGCCACCGCATAGGCTAAAAATGAGGTGATGCGCTCCATTGTTAATCCCATAAATTGACGGTTTCACGCTGCGGCGCGGGGGTCACGTCCGGCAGCTCGATCGGCTGGCCGTGGGGCAAAATTACCCCGGCATCGGCCAGCCCTGCATTGAGTGAATAAACCTGCTCAACCACACCCTGCGTGCGCCCGTAGTAGCGCCAGCAAATCGCGTCAACGGTGTCGCCCTGCAGGGCGTAGACTTTCATCAGAGCAACCCGATGATGCAGTGAGATCGCTCGGCCACATTGCTGATCGCATTACGGGCGTTGCGCCACAGCTCGCCGATTGAGGCTTCAATCACATCGGCCTTACGGCCGCCGGTGGCGGTAGTGTCTACACTGCGGTATTGCTCCGAGAGCGTCGCCATGGTCATGGCGCTAACGGCGTTGCGGTACTCACTCACCCGCACACTTTCGCCGTCAATCTGGTCGCCCGGCACATCCTCCAGTCGCTGGTAGCCGTCGGCCATCTGGTCGCGGCGGAAGGTGAACAGCTCGGCGTTGACCTCCGCCATCGCGCTTTTAATCGCCAGTCGCAACCGCGGGGCGGTGATCGTACCTTCAATGCGCATAACATCGCGCACCTCCGCCGGGCGGATGTCCGGGAAGAAAAAGACGTTTTTAACGATCGGCTCATCCTCCGGGCGCGGTGCGGGCGCGTCCGGGCGTGGCGTATGAATTACGATGCTCATGTGACCTCAAAAAATAGGGGGCGGTGGACGACGGCGTTGACGAGGTGAAACCTGTCGCGGCCGTCGTGCCGCCCGGCGCGGGGCGCGTTCTGTCAGCGGCTGGCGGCGGTGCGTATCGCCCGCTCCAGCCGTTCAATGTCCTTTTTCACGCCGCAGCCGTTATGCAACTGCAACGCACGTTTCAGGTGATTTAACGCCAGTTCAGCCCTGCCCGTTTCGCGCAAGACGTACCCGGTGATCTTGTGCAGCTTGGCGCGCACTTGGTCGGGCATGTCTTCTGCGTCGGTGAGTTCCATGGTCTGCATGAGGTGGTCAATATTGACCGGCTCCCCGGCCTCATGGGCGCGGGTGGCAGACTCGGCGACGTCTTCTGCGATGAGGTACGGCGTGGAGCGCGCGAAGTTGCCCGGTGGGGCCAGCTTGTGGCGCAACGCATAGCGGGCAATGTCCAGCGCACCGGGGATGTCCCCGGCATCCAGTCGCCAGATCATGACCGTCATCAGAATGGCGTCCTGCACGCCGTTACCTTCGGCCAGCACTCCGGCAACCCATGGGGCATAGTCCGGCAGCAGTTGGCGCTTGAGTTCGGCCTTGCGCTCTTGTGAGCGTATCTGCTTGAGCTTTCGCTTATCTTCATAGAGTTTAAGCATCATCAGTTCGTAGCCGTTGGCATGGCGCAGCGGGTCATTTTTCCGCTGCGCGGCCTCGACCGCTGACTGGCGCAAAAGGTGACGGCGGGCAGGGCTAGTCATGGTTATTTACCGCCTTTCACTTTGTCGTCTACCGGAGCTTCCTCCGGGCCTTTCACCTCAACATCAGCAACAGGCTCCACCGGGGCAACAGCAGCTTTCACCGCTTCAACGATGGCACCGGCCAGCGTCTTGATGTCCTCACCAGAAGATGTCAGCGCCGCCTTGGTCTGCGGATCGGTTGGCTTAGCAGGCAACAACTCGATGTTTTCCACCAATGCGCCGCAGGCGTAATCCTCCACCACGTAATCCTCGTTGATGGATTCGTAGTTTTCGATACGGTCTCGCTTAGAGTTTTCCACCATATGACGGCGGTGCGTGTCTTCCTGCCAATAAATCGACAGATTATCCATGCGGGTGATCAGCAGCGCATCCGCCGGGAAGTAAGGTACGCGGATTGCGGGCAGATTGCCGATGCGCTTCTGGCTGATAATCAGATCGGCGGCCATCGCCTCAGTGTTCGGCTGTTCCTGATTGACCAGCGGGAAGTATTTATCCGCTAGCAACTGACGACCGCAGATCACCACCAATTCCGGGTCTTCCTGATACCACGGCGCGATCAGGTTGTTGGTGGCATCCATCACCAGCGCATCGAGATTAGCGTAATCGCCACCGGCACCCACGCGGAGCTTTTCAGACACCACGCTGCCATCTTCGGCAACCACTTTATTCATCACCCGGCTCGGCGCGTTCTCGCGGTATTTCTGCAGCCAGCCCGGCGCAATGTCCTGCAACAGCGGGAACTTGATGCGGTTGGAGGTTTTCGCACGGTGCGTGCCGTTAAAGCCGATCATGATGCGGTCTAACGCCTGGCGTTTCACAATCGCATCGCGTAAGCGGGTCTGGAAATCCTGATAACGTGCCCACAGGTCAAGGGTGTTATAGCGAATGTGGAAATCGTAGTTCACCTGCTGGCAGAAATAGCCCTCGGCATCCAGCGTGGCAAAGTCAGCAGTTTCGCGCTCATCGCCGCCTGCGGTGTCGGTGTTGCTGGCAATCGTGCCGCTGACATTCAGCCCAATTTTTTCCGCTTTCATCTCCGGCACCGGCACAATGTTGATGCGGGTCAGAAATGAGGAGGAATCCTGTACACGGGTCATGATGGTCTGCGTGACAGACGGCTCTACGCTGAATTTCTTATCCAGATCACCGGTGTCGACGCCGTTCAGCTCGGCCAAGCGAGACATAAAAGCATTAAATTTAAAGCGAGTTTGCTTGCGCATTTTTATTCCTGTTTTTATTCGGTTTTATCGGGTGTGGCTGCCTTAGCAGTCGGTCAGCACGTCCTGCGCACCGTTGCCGCCGGTGGCTTCCGGGCGCGTCGGCTGGCTAAAGTCTTCGGTGGTCGACAACTGCGTTTTCAGCGCAGTGAAAGCAGCGCGGCCGGTGTCTACCTGTTGCTTGAGGTTGGTGACTTCCTCATTAAGCTCGGCCGTGGTCTGGGTAAAACGCGCCTCCGCTTCCTGTAGTTGCTCGGCCACGGTCAACAGCGCGCTTTCCATCTCACCAAAGCGCACATCGTCGGTAGCTTGCTTGCGGGTAAACATCGCCTTAACACGGGCAGAGAATGAGGGTTCAGAGTCAGCGGCAGGCTCAAAATCAAATTGGACTTCCAGCGGCGCGGAGAACTCAACGGCTTCATGGCGGCGGCTGAACTCCAGCATTTCAGTGCCGAGGCTGGCCGGATCATCGGTCACGGCCAACCCGACCAAATAGGCTTTGCCGGTCTTGGCGAAATCGCGGCGGATCTCCATCGAGGTGAAAACCTTTTGGCCTGCGCCGACCATCAACACCAGATCGGCGGTCGGGGCCAGACTGGCATACAGCGCCCATTTGCCATGCAGCAGCGGTTCGCCCGGCTCGTCGATTTTCTCGGCCTTCAGCTCAACCACACCGCCGTAACGGCGGAAATAGCCATCCGGCAAAATGCCCTTGATGTGTTCCATGTTGATACGTGCGCCATACACCTTCGTGCTGTAGGTCGCAGCCATCTGCTGAATATCCGCACCGCCGATCTCGCGGCCGTCAATGGTGTCGCCTTCAACGCCAATGCGGAAAAACTTAGAAACTTTCTTTGCCATGTAAACGGCTCCGGTTGTGGTGGTTGGGTTCGGGGCTAGTTTCAGGGGAATGGCGTCGCGTCTCAACGCGTTGCGGTTGGAAGATCTGAGGCACAACAAGGGCTTAATGCAGGGTGTCCGGCGCTTCCGTAGCCTTGACATCATGAAAACGACACCGACGACAACCATCATCAGCGATCCGCGCCGCCAAGCAGCCCTGCTCTACTGGCAGGGCTTCTCTGTGCGCCAAATTGCGGAGACGTTGAACGCCAAGGCACCCACCGTGCAGAGCTGGAAGCTGCGCGACAAATGGGACGATATCGCGCCCATTTCCCGCGTGGAGCAAAGCATGGAAGCGCGGTTGATTCAGCTCATTATGAAAACGCAAAAGGAGGGTATCGACTTCAAAGAAATTGACCTGCTCGGCCGCCAGATTGAACGGCTGGCACGGGTCAATCGCTACTCAATGAGCGGTAACGAGGCAGACTTAAACCCGAATGTCGCCAACCGCAACAAAGGCGAGCGTAAGCCCGTCGAGCGCAACCTGTTCAGCGAGGCCGCCGTGGAGAAGCTGCAAAGCATCTTCATGGAAAATGCCTTCGAATATCAAATGGGGTGGTATCGCGCAGGGTTGCAGCATCGTATTCGCAACATCCTGAAATCGCGCCAGATCGGCGCAACATTTTTCTTTGCCCGCGAGGCACTTCTCGATGCACTGACCACCGGCCGCAATCAGATTTTCCTGTCGGCTTCAAAGGCGCAGGCGCATGTATTCCGCAACTACATCATTGATTTTGCCCGGCTGGTAGATGTTGACCTGAAAGGCGATCCCATGGTGTTACCGAACGGCGCCCGCCTGATTTTTCTCGGCACCAATGTGCGCACCGCGCAGAGCTACACCGGCAACCTTTATCTGGATGAGTATTTCTGGATACCGAAGTTTCAGGAACTGCGCAAAGTCGCCAGCGGGATGTCACTGCACGCCAAATGGCGCACCACCTACTTTTCCACGCCATCCAGTCTTGCACACTCCGCTTATCCGTTCTGGTCGGGGGAGCTGTTCAACAAGGGCCGCCGCAGCAAGAACGACCATATTCAGCTCGACCTCAGTCACAGCCACCTTGCAAAAGGCGTGCTGTGCGGGGATGGGCAGTGGCGGCAGATTGTCACGGTAGAGGATGCGCTGACCGGCGGCTGTAACCTGTTTGACCTCAATCAGCTCTCCCTTGAATACGCGCCATCAGAGTATCAAAACCTCTTGATGTGCGAATTCGTGGACGATACCGCGTCAGTGTTCCCGTTCGCCGAGCTGCAAGGCTGCATGGTCGACACTCTGGAAGAGTGGGAGGACGTCAACCCGTACGCCGTGCGGCCGTTCGGCTATCGCCCGGTATGGATTGGTTACGATCCGTCAGAAGCCAACGGCGGTGACAGCGCCGGGTGTGCAGTCATCGCGCCGCCTATGGTGGCCGGTGGCAAATTCCGCGTGCTTGAACGCCACCAGTGGCAAGGCATGAACTTTGCCGATCAAGCCCAGAAAATCAAAGACCTCACCGAAAAATATTGCGTGGAGTACATCGGTATCGATGCGACCACCGTCGGGCAAGGTGTTTTCCAACTGGTGCGCGAATTCTTCCCGGCAGCGCGGGAAATCAAATACACCCCTGAAATCAAAACCGCCATGGTGCTGAAAGCCAAAGACACCATCGGGCGCGGCTGTCTGGAATACGACACCAGCCACACCGATATCACCGCCGCCTTTATGGCGATCCGCAAAACCATGACCGCCAGCGGCGCACGCTCCACCTACACCGCCAGCCGCAGCGAAGAAGCCAGCCACGCCGATGTCGCGTGGGCAATCATGCACGCCTTGCTTAACGAACCGCTGACCGCAGGCAGCGGCCACAGCAGCCCGAACATTTTGGAGTTTTATTAATGAGTAAGCGCAAAGGCCGCAAGGCACTCACCTCCCCTGCCCCTACCACTCAGGGGCAAGACTTTGAGGCGTTCTCCTTTGGAGAGCCTTCTCCGGTGTTGGATAAGCGGGAAATTCTTGATTACATCGAATGCACCGGTAACGGCAAATGGTACGAGCCGCCGATCTCGTTCGACGGGCTGGCGCGCAGCGTACGGGCCGCCGTTCACCACAGTTCACCGATGTTCGTGAAACGCAACATTTTGGCGTCTACCTTCATCCCCCACCCCATGCTGAGTCAGCAGGAATTTAGCCGTTATGCGCTGGATTATCTGGTGTTTGGTAATGCCTTTTTAGAGGTAAGGAAAAACCAACTTGGCGAACCGCTTCGCCTGCAATGCTCACCGGCAAAATATACCCGCCGGGGTGTTAAACCAGATACATATTGGTTTGTACAAGACTGGAAAGAGCCTCACCAATTTGCGCCGGGAAACGTGTTTCATCTGATTGAGCCGGATATCAATCAAGAGCTGTACGGCCTGCCGGAGTACCTGAGCGCCTTGAATTCTGCGTGGCTGAATGAAGCGGCGACATTGTTCCGCCGCAAGTATTACCAGAACGGCGCACATGCCGGTTACATCCTGTATATGACCGACGCGGCACAGAGCACCAGCGACGTCGACAGGATGCGCCAAGCCATGCGAGATACAAAGGGGCTGGGTAACTTCCGCAATTTGTTTATGTATGCACCGAACGGTAAACCCGATGGCATAAAAATCTTGCCACTGAGTGAAGTCGCTACCAAAGACGACTTTTTCAATATCAAGAATGCTACACGGGATGATTTACTGAGCGCGCATCGTGTTCCACCTCAGATGATGGGGATTATCCCGAACAATACTGGGGGGTTTGGGGATATTGAAAAGGCTAGTCAGGTATTTGTGCGCAATGAACTACGCCCCCTTCAGAAACGCATTTCAGAATTGAATAAATGGCTGAGTATGGATGTTGTTAATTTCATAGACTACAAATTAAATTAAGCTCAACGGGGACATATCACTGTCCCTTTTCACCCTTATAATTTATCCTTATAAGCATGTTTACTATACAAATCGGTTACACCGAGCTCTATTAATTTATTTTTAAACCCATTACTCAAACTATATTCTTGCAAAAGAGAGTACTTTTCTATCAATTTTTTTGATGCCCCCCCACGGCTCGATAAGCCATTTAGAAAAAGAGCGCCTGATTCAATTGAAGAAATTTGAGCTCTTACTAATTTAGCATATTTTATTTTTTCTTTTACGGTAAGGAAAGACGCCTCATCTATGTGCTTAAATATATGGTAAATATTTCTAAAATAATGACCAACATTAGAAAAATTACCCTCATCTAAATATACCAAATCAACAGAGGATTTTACTCTATCGACAATGGGAATTTCGTCACTGACTTCATTCAGAAACTTGAATTTAACTTCTGTCGAATACCACTCCAGGGCATCTCTTCCTCTCACACTAAATGAACTTTCAGCATAAGAAACGTTAATTTCAGATAAGTTATCCTTATGGAACCTTAATAATTCAAAGAGTACTGACTCAAATGATTGAATAGAGGATCGTTTTGATGTTGAATAAAGGGTCAAACAAACCAGAACAATAGAAATAAAACTCAGTCCGGGATTAAGAACCCCACCAACATAATCACCAAACTGCCCCCATTTCTCTACTGAATCACTAACAGGAAGCTCACTAAAATGTGACCAATAATAATATAACGCGCCAACAACAAAACATGCAGCAAAAACAAAAAGAACTATAATAATAGAATGATTTATAATGCCATCTAAGAGTCTATTAAATCTTGATCTCGAACCAAAATCCATCTCTGCCACCTTATTACAAATCCAAATCCAAAGTATAAATCCCTTTCCTTGCCCTGCATAGCACAGGAATTTCAATCTTCCTTATATTTTTCATAACCCACAAAAAATAACCAGGCTTCCATTCTTTACTCATTGTGGTACTAGCTTCTTGATTAACAAAAATATCTTTCGTCCAAGGAATTACGGAGGTGAAGTCGACTATTGCCATGGCTAAGCCATCATCTTCATCATCCTGACTAATCAGATACTTTTCATTTTGGACTAAAATAACATTATTTAATGGAAGCTGTGGTGGGGTCCAAGATCTTATCTCCAGATCTTTTGATCCATTGAGAATATTATTAACTGCCGGTTTCAAAATTGATAGCGCTTGAAACTTCATAACTAACCCCTTAATATTGTAGCCTACTATTCATTTTAGCACATTTAAAGTAACTGAGGGGAGTGTTATGTTAGTGTTTATTGCAGGTGTTCATGGCGTTGGCAAGGGTTACTTGTGCACCCACGCAACAAATGAGTTGAATTTCTTGCACAAGAGTGCCAGTGAGCTCATAAGAGAATTTGGCGACGTTCAACTTGATAAAAATAAACTAACTGACAATATAAATAAAAATCAGTTAATACTTCTAGCAGCGCTCGCCCAATTAAAAAATGACGGGTGCGATATCCTTTTAGATGGGCATTTTACTTTACTGGGCAAGGATGGCAGCATCACCCCTCTAGATGCTGAAGTATTCAATGAAATGGCATTAGACGGTATAATATTAGTTACAGAACCAGAAAATATAATAAAAGAGCGCATTCATTCACGAGATGGCATTGATATAGATTATGATCTCAAGAATCTTTTAAAGAGCGAAACAGAGCATGCGAGGAAAATTTCAAATCATTTGGGCATAAAATTAATTGAACTGAACTCTCCAAGCAAAGAAGCTTTTATCGACGTACTTAAAAAGTTAAGCACACGATAACCATGCGCTTAACCTGACATTATACATATCTGAATGATTGTGGCGCAGTACCTCCCGGCACTATATCATTCAAATCAACAGGGTAATTGTACCTTATAGGGCTTTTGACTGAAATAGCAAAAGCCTTTTCCCTTTGGTGAAAATAATTATTAAAAAATGCACGAGTAATTCCAGCATGCACCTTTGTTCTATCCCATAGCTCAGAAGGTGATAATGCAAGAATATCTCCGACCTCAAACTCGCCAATTACCTTTCCAACAGGCATCGTTGCGTAAATTAAAACCGTGTCAACATTTTTATTTTTGAATATGCTTTTCCGGAATTCATATTTTTTCTCGCCGTTCAATATCCTTTCCGCATACTCTGGTTTAATTGACAATAAAACTTTCATCGACCCCTCCTTGAAGAACTATTTTTCTGAATGCAATATCAGTCAATGGGAGAAACCCCCAATAATCACTGTTATTGTACCCAGTAATGTTCATTATATCATCTCGTATGACCCTAGTTTCCAGAGGGAAGTTATACGTAAAACGAACAATAATTGGATAATTTTTCTTTAAATATAAAAGATTGAGCTCATCTTCATCAAATACACTATAAGGAGCACAATATTGCTTAAATCCCTCATAGGAGGCGAACTCTCGAACATCCCTTATCTCTTGAACAACACAAACCGAGGTCGCAACTGACCTATACTTTGCTGGCCCCTGACCATCAGAGGTGCGATATATTAACAAGTTATCCCCGGGTCTGAGTGATGACACTCCACTCATTTTTGTTAGGTATACTTTTTCAATGCTATTAGCATGTGATACATCCTGAATTAACCTTGAGTTTTCATTATGTAACTTAGACTCCGGAAATAGCCTTGTATGCCACATAGGATAAATGCTTAATAAAAAATTCCTTCCTTGTAACTTTATTAATGGATAGTTAGCATAGCTCATTAATTAATCCCTCCATTCTAATTTTCTAAAGTATACACCTTCTTGTCCATTTATGGTATTGTTATTTTTCCTCGATTTAAGGACGAAGCCAAACTTTGTCAAAAGTTTTATTAAACCAGAATGTTTATCAAAAATAGTCACGTAAATATCTTTTAGTTTATTTTTCATCGCATATTGAAAAACTATACGAACGAATCTTTCCCCAAGCTTAGTTCCGTGCGCATCTATTTTAAAAGTTCCTAACTTCACTCTTTTTTCTTTCGAAAACGATGGTGTCATATCTTCAAGAGCTTCATCTTCAACTTTCAAATAAAGAAAACCATCAATCTCACCAACATCATTATGAGAGACGTAAGCTATATTCCTTCCCTTAGAAAGGAACCATTTATCAAATCCCTCATAGTCAGCTCTTAACGTGTTGAAAAATGGATCATTCAAGTCAACATCACAAAAATTTTTCTCTTCAATAGACATCCTGTTCTCCGATGATTAGTCATTAGCTTTGCTGATGGCAGATAGTTCTAATGTTATAAGACAAATGCACCAGAGCGCAATGCTATCCCCGCCTCGCCTGCCCGCTTCGTGTGTCGCTTTTCATGCAGGTGCATGATCCGGCGCGATCCGCGCCAATGCTGACGCTGCGGGGGTAAAACCCACACCGGATCATCATGCAAATTCATGCACCTAATGAATGCATGGGGTAATCAGCACAGGAAAAGGTATGTATTGTGCTGATATCGGCCCTCTTCAATCAGCCGGAACACATGCCCGGACTGGTGTTTGATGTAATAATTTGCTTCCTCGGGCGTCAGGTGCGTACCGAGCCGATTAGCAGCATGGATGAAATCAACTGTCTTAATCCGGCGGCCTTTATCAGTGAATTTCAGCGTTTCCATAAACGCCCCGATCAGGTCTAAATCTCTTTTTATACGTCACCTATGGATCACGAAACAGTAGTGAGCTGTTGGATCACCGCTGCTTTTTCTGGGCTGATGCTAGTTTTCATCTCACCGGCCAGTTCTGAAATCCATATCAACGCAATGTCTTTATCCTTCGCTTGGCTCTCATAACAAACCCCCAGACGGGCGATGAGTTCAATACGTTCCAAAACAACCAATTCTTCCACTGCTGGTAAATGCACCCTGTTCCTCCGATGCTTAATTACTGTATGCATATACAGTATCAACCATAAATTTCGCTTCTGCAACCAATTATTAAAAACCTGCCCAATCATTAACCAGCGCATACTCCATTGAAATATCACCAAATTTGACTTTAGCACCACGCGCTAGCGCTTCCAGTTCCCAGCGCTTAGCGGCAATGTCGTGCAGTGCCAAATCGGCCCGAATTACTCCCAGCCGATCACGTTCTACCGAGGTCAATCTTGCTGAAGGGGCAACATCTGGCACACGATAAGGGTCAAAACTCCGCTGTGATTTCTTTATCTGCGACGGAATAGCCCGAATACGGCTCATAACAGACCGTGTAACGGTCATATCATCCCAGTCAATCGGGATTTCCGGCGGGTGCTCCAGCACCGCCACGGCCTCTACAGGCTCACTATCCTGCGTATCTGTCACGCCTTTGCTATCGGCCAACCCACAGTTATTGACAGGACTCCGAGGCGCACCGGAGGCGCTTTTCAAAGTCAAAGGCTCAACGGCAACGGCCTTGGCGACAATGCGCCATTGCGTCGTGCGGGTTTCATAGATGCGATCTGCGCCAATATGCGGGGCATAAATCCCCGCGATTTTCTGGACTTCTTCGTCATAGACGTTGAGTTCGTCGGCAACCCTGCGGGCAACACGCACGGTCTGATCGTCACGGGAAACATTGGTGCCGCCCTGGGCCAGAATGTAGGCTGCAAAATCACCGGCATCAGCGGCAGCGCGTACCGCTTCCACGCTGTCGTCAAACTCATCGGCCAGACTGATAGAACGAATTTTTCGGCATTCACGCCACGCGCCACGCGACGGCAGGCCAATGAATTGAAATTGGGGAATGCGCCACGTGGAAGCCCACGCGGTGACAGCGGCGGCCGTCTCGGTCAACAGCTCGCCGGTTTCATGATCACGCTCGCCATCCAGCGCGTAACCGTCGATATTTTTGGCGATGTATTTGGCGATATAGCCCGCCGCGCCACCTTTGTTCAGGTGCTTGCAGTCGAAGCGATTTTTAACTGCACCGCGCTCGTCGCCATCCTCGGCCATGGCATAACGACGCATGATATCGATCACCGGCTGGCGCTGTTCTTTAGAGGTAAACAGCATCATATGCCAGTGCGGCGTTGCATCGTGATGTGGCTCGACAACGCGCACGCCGTAAACTTGCAGCCCGTTGTCTTTAAACGCCGTCCGAATATTGCTAAACAAGTTCACAAGATAACGCTGGCCGTCTTTTGGCGTGTACGCTTCTTCATCCCAATTGTGGTTAAACTGCACCTTCGGGCTGTTTTTGCCGACGGTACGGGTCGGATGGTATTTGGATGGCGTAGTGATGGTGATAAACATCCCCTTATCGCCTTTAATCTCAGCAGCCTGTTGAACCCCGGCAACTATCGTCATTAGCTCCATGCGGCGGATCTCCGGGTTAGAGATACTCGCCATTACCTTATCAATTAGGCTGAATCGCTCACCGGTTTCGACGTTCTCCAGCTCGCGGCTGTTGAGGTAATCAAAGTTAGACTGACGGCGTACTTTCACATCACGGATCGCCTGCTTGCTGGCATAGGACGACGCCCCACGGTTCACATTGCCGACGGCAATCAGCAACGCCTCGCGCCAACGAGTGCGCTGGGCTTTTAACTGGCGTTCCCACCATTCCGCATCTACCAACCGGGACAGACTTGCGATCGCTGACCGGGCATCCAGTTTGCCCTTGCGGTATTTGCTCCAGTGCATCGGTGTGATGTTGAAGGCGCGAGCCATCGGCGCGGTATGACCATAAAAACAGGCTTGAGTGCTGTCTTCAAACAGCCCCGTATTGTCTCCGCTGTTGCATTTAATAAATTCTTCAACGCGGCTCTCATAGATAGACAACAGTTGACCGGCCACGCGATCCGCAAGGCGTTTCAGTTCTTTGTCATCCATGCCCGGCAAGCCAGCATAATTATCAATTTCCGCCATCCAGCGCGGTGAAGCCGCTAAGTTCATCCCATTCTTGGCGTTAACGGCCTCAATACGGGGCCAGATGCGGCGCTCAAACTGGAACACCAACCATTTATTGGCGTCATGCAGCCCTTTGGATTTCAGCAGATAGTCATGGCGTGACAGGAAAATAGCACTGAGAAAGCGCGGTAGAGAGTGGATATTGCGTAAAACAGCTTGCCCCTGAGCGTGTTCCTCACGGGTAAGCTGTCTTACCGACCCGGCGATTGCCGGGCGCGGTGCGTTCCATGGATATGCCCATAGATTTCGTTCAGTCATACTGCTGTACTTCAGGTCTGCGAGCATATTCAGCATCGCTCAAATCGGCGGCCCAAAAAAAGCCCGCTGCAATAAGCAGCAGGCTGAGCACGATAAAAAAGCTTGTCATGACTGCACCACGTTAGAACGACACTTGACCTCACGCAGCTGTTGGCAGGAAACACAGGTGTTTACCCCAGAAAGGGCAATGCGGCGTGCTTCGGGGATCGGTTCGTCGCAGTCTTCACATTTGAAAGCAGAAGGCATAACCGAGAACTTACGAGCGTTAGCAATCTGTGCATCCAATAGCAGAGCCTGCCGCTCTTGTGACAAATCCATGAGGTCGGCCATCAGTGCAACTCCTGCGCTTGATTCTCGATGGCTTCAGCTTCTTGGCGCAGCAGCTCTACAGCTTCAGTTACACTTAGGCCGCCGCACGTGATGTACGCAGCCAAACGCACCAAGCGAGCCGCCGCAACCTCAGCCTGATTCCTGCGCTCATCCATGCGAGCATCGTTAAGTAAAACAGTCACGGCACTAACATCTTTGCCGCTGGCAGGATCAAACCCGATAATGCATTTATTCATTTTGTTAATTCCTTATTTTAGGCAAAACGATGCACGGCGGGTTAACGCCAGAATTACTGATAAAACGCGGTAAAGTTTTTGATAAATCAATAATGTCATTAAATGCCCATATTAATTTCTGACGTTCGGTATAACTCATTTCTACAAATTTCATATTGACATGCCGCTCTTTCAATCCAGCATGAAAACAAAGCGTTCTGCGGATATGCCCCGGTGACTTATCAAAAGCCTCTTGTGCCACGTTCTTTCTATTCACGAACAGATCCCGCTTAATCTGCGAAATGCGCTTAATGCCAATAGCTTTTTGGTCATCCGTTGCCAGTAACATATCAACCCCAATTAGCGGCAGAACAAACGGCGCAGCAGTTGCGCAGGTTTTGCAGTAGACAGACCGTGCAGCAATGCAGCTTGCTCGTGACGTGGCCGCCAACGTTTTCCGTCCGGTAGTTCAATAAAGCCGTTTTCAAAATGGCGCGACGGACTTTGCTGTTTCAACAGCGGGGCTATAGATATAGGCATATATTTACCCTCCTAATTAATCCATTATCAACTGTCCACAATGTAGGCAGTTGAGAATGAAAACCGGGTTTTAGCCATGCCCGGCACATGGTTGCTGTGGTAGGATCGAATCGCCAAAAACAACCAACCAGCAACGGAGTTATTACATGTTAGATAGTGATATTAATGTTATTAAGTCTTTACTTTCCGAATTAAATGAAATGCTCGACAATATTGAGAAACCAATTAAAAACAGCCCCCACGCTGAAGAGTTGAAAGAATTGCATATAGCACTTGGTGTCAAGCTTAATGAAAAAATACCCGTAACCCATAAAACCATTATCGAATTTTTCTGAATACAACCCACGGGGCCTGAAAATGGCCTCACTCTTTTATTTCACCAAGACAAATAAAAGCGTCGAACACCTGCTTAACCTCCTCCATTGGAACTCCTTTTAAACCCATTTTTTTAACTTCTTTGCCTAAATACTTTTGCATCACTCTTAAAAGCCGAGTGCGCTGTTTTGCAGTTGTAATTTGCTCTTTAAGTGCCGCCTCAATACGATCCTTTTTAGCTTCCCGCATAAACTCTCCTTTCATTGTCAAGCCAATCCCGCCACAGCCCCCAAGCCACCGATAACATCTACGGTTGTGGCCAGAGCAGGATTGGATTGAATACGATTTTGAACGGTCAGGCCGATTAGCGACAAATGGCGGATCGCCGTGTTGACGCTATCGAGTAAAGCGGATTTGCGAGATGCTGTTTTATGGTCGCCGTCTACCGCCGCCGCCGCAACAGAACCTACTGCAGCCGTCGCTTTCAATGCATAGGTTGATATGTTGCCAGCGCATGCCTCATTAACTGGCACTGAAGGTAAACAGTTCAACTGTGCCAGCAAAGCATCTACCAAGCTGGAATCTTCTGTTGCATCAGTGATTGCCAGCAGTTCAGTGCAACTCAGTTGATGCGGTTGTTCTGGGTTCAGCTTGTTGCGCAGCATCTGCGGCTTCATTTCAATTTGTTCAGCAACCCGCACAAGGTTTTGCCGAACAGCAAACTGGCGACACGCCATCTCAAAATGTGGATGTTTCGAAACTTCAAAATCAAACATTTCTCTCCCCTTTTGCGTCTGGCAACATCTCAAACCGTTACCGAAAATTCACATTCCGAGAGAGCATTAAGAGTGAGCTTCACCATGTTGATGAGGACTTTCTCCCGTTTTGCACCAGTACCCAAGCGGTGGCGATATGATGACAAACGCCCATCAGCGAGCATGTCATCAACTGTATTCTTAGATAACCCTGTGAGTTCACAGTATTTTTCTATGGTTACGTGCGGTGTAGGAACCGTGATTGAAATGTTTTTACGCATAGTGCAAGATCCTCCGATGACCTGTGGCGGGTCGCGTTAAGTGGTGGTTAATGGTGTTTAACGCCAAAAACTCCGTTTCGAAGTAAATTTAATACTCCGAATCGGATTAGTCAACGAAATTTACTTTGTTTTGGTGGTGTATGGAATTTAATCAGGGTGCTAAAGCAGCTATCGAAAGGATGGTTGAGGCCTAC